TCCCGCCGAAGGAGTCCTTAACCTGACCACCCTGTTGCAGCAGGATCAGCCACGGGCTTTGCCCGCCTGCAAGCTGCGTGGCCACGTCGGTGAACTGTGCAGGCAGCATACGCATGGCGGCTTTATACTGCCCGACGGAAATCCCCGCTTTCTGTGCAGCCAGCGCCTGTCGGCTCAGCGACTGTTCAACGACTGCCGCTGTTTTTTTCGCATCACTTTCCGTACCGGAAAAATGACGCCTGACTCTGGCCATCTGCTCGTCAAATCTGGCCGCATCCAGACTTAAATCAACGACCAGATCGCCTACCGGTTCAGCCATACCGGACTCCTCCTGCGATCCCTTCTGATACTGTCATCAGCATTACGTCATCCTCCGTCATGTCCGCCACATCCGGGGAAGCGGGGATAACTTCATTCCCGTCCGGGCCAAAGCGGACACCTCCGGCAAGCCCTGCCGCTTTCTGCATCAGCACATCATCTTCAGGCTCTTCGTCAGCCTCGCGCCGGTTCAGCAGACTGAAATCCAGCGGATGCATATCCGGATCGCTGAAAAACAGGCTGAGCACGGTGTACGTCAGCCCGGAAAAGTGCATATCCAGCAGAACATCATGAAAATAATGGGTACTGTAAAAGCGGTGCCAGTCGGCATACTCCGTGGATGACATCCCGGCAAGCATGGCACGCCAGTCGGGTCGCCCCATCTCACGCGCCAGTTTCAGGGCAAAACTCAGCTCACCGTCGAACACTTTCCCGCAGAAACAGGCTCTGCGGGCCCGGCGTCCTCTGTCTGTTCAGGGGCATTATTCACCACAAACTCATACATACCAGACAGCCGGTACACCACGTTTTCAGCATGAGAAATTGCCTCCGTGGGCCAGGTGGTAAGCACTTCCTGCTCAATCTGTTTAACGGCTTCATTCATGGACGGCATCTGCGTCTTCTGCGGATGGTTATGCCACAGGGACATCGCCACCAGAAACGCGCCGGTTCTGATGGCGTCTTCCACAGTAAACTTCCGGTTGCTGTCTGACTCCGCCTGTTCTGCCTGCCGTTTCATCAGGGCGAGATGCTCAATGCGCTGCAGGGCTGACAGTTCAGAAAGCGTGACGGTCACACCGTTATGTTCAAATGATTCGGTTTTCAGGAACATCGCTGACTCTCCGGATTAACTGGCGGTGACGGTAATTTCTGCAACCGCAGCAAACTCACCATTACCGGATACAACCGGAATGTTGACCTTGCCTGCAGCAACGCCGTTCACGGTGATGGTCATACCACTGACCGACACGGTGGCTTTTGTTTTATCCGCAGACACCACACGAAAGCTCTTGTCGGTTACGCCCTCCGGCTGGAAGGCCACGGTCAGCGTGGTGCTCTGCCCTTTCACCACCGAGGTGCTGGCAGGCGTCACGGTCATGCCGGTTGCCGCTGTTACCGTGCTGCGATCTTCTGCCATCGACGGACGTCCCACATTGGTGACTTTCACCGTGCGGGTGATCACTTCCTTCGCCGTCACCGCCTTACCGATACTGCTGACCCAGCCACGGAACACATCGACCGTGCCGTTCGGGAAGCGGATTTTATAGGCACGGGTATCGCCTTCATTAAACCACGCCAGCAGCGCCTGCTGCCCCTGCTCTCCGGGCATCCACGCCAGCGTGAAGCTGGTATCTCCGGCAGATTTCTGCCCCTGCCCGGTTGCAGTCCAGTCTGCATCTTCATCATCGAGATAGCTGTCGTCATAGGACTCAGCGGTCAGTTCGCCGGGCGTCAGGTCTTTAACTTTTGCCAGACGCGACCAGTCAACGTCTGAAAGCGGATTCGCATAAGGGTCACCGCTCCCCTTATAAACCCACAGGGTGGTCCCGGCACCTTTCACCGGCATTGTAGGATTTGGTACAGGCATAGCGTCCTCACATTTCATAGGTAATGACATAAGTCAGATCGGCTGAACTCCACAGGCCCGCATCATCGTCGCGCCGGTAGTCATAGCCGCTGGCCACCATACTGGTGATCAAATCTGACAGTGCCGGGATATCGCTCATCACCGGATAAATCCGGGACTCCATCCACGCATCCAGCTCTGAATCCGGCACCTGAGCAGGCAGGAAAACTTCGATATGCAGCTCCGCCTGCCAGGTATCGCTGTCCAGCTCTTCGCCCGTGTATTCAGCGCCGGTGAGATAAACGGCAACTGCCGGAAAATCCGCCTCATCAAAAACAGCGGGGCGACCATCAAAAAACGTCGCCCCGGTGTCATGCTTCTCCAGTGCATCCAGTACGGCTGCACGGAGTTCAGTATGTTTCATCGCTTTATTACCATCCTCAGTTGATGCTGCAGCGCATAGCCCAGCTCTTTCGGAAGACGTTCACGCCGTATCCGCTCAATATTTTGTTTAAACGCCGTGGTCAGCGGCACCGCCATCGGGATTTTCACCACATCAATGGGGTAACGGTTTTTCCCGGCCACACGCTGCATGACATGCCACCGGCCATTTTTCAGTTGCTGAATAAACGCGCCGGGAATACGACGGTTTCCCACCACAAGCACGCTGCCGCCACCTTTCAGGGATGAACGCTGCCCCTTTTTACGACGTCTGCGGCGGGAAAGGACAACCCGCGCGTTACCCAGCTTGATTACGGGCAAATCCCCCCGGTTAACCCTGATTCTGGCCTGCGGATTTTTGACCGTGGCCCTTTTCAGCCTGGCCCTTTCCTTTACCAGTTTCCGGCGTACCTTTGTCTCACGGGCAACCTGTGCCACCGACTGCGATATCGCGGATGACGCAACGCGGTTAATGGCCATTGCGGCGGCACCAGGCACCGCCGTTTTGCTGATACGGCTGAGGTTTTCAACGGCCTGCTCAAGACCTTTTATGGCCATACATCCCCCTTTCAGCGGCGACGGTTAACGGCAGGCGGTACGCCCCGCCCAAGCCAGAGATGACAGCTTCCACCATCATCCGGCGAAACCCGGTCTATCCAGAAGTTTTCCTCACCGATGGTCAGCGTGTCTCCACGCCGCAGTTGCCGCACATCATCAGTCCGGACAAACAGGGACGGGCTGGAGCCTTCAACGCGCACGCCCTGTCCGGCATAGCTGATATTTTCAGGGTCATCAAAAACACCACGTATTACTGCGCCGGACTGCTCACCGGATGTCATGGTGGCTGACGTTCCCATGTACCCGCGTATCGTTTCATCGGCGCGGGCAATGGCAGCATCGAACAGGTTATCGAAATCAGCCACAGCGCCTCCCGTTATTGCATTCTGGCCAGGCCGCGCTCTGTCATTTCAGCTGCCACACCGGCAGAGACACGGAACGCCGTTCCCGGCAGCACAAATGCCACAGCCTCATCCCGCGTGGCGTGAAGTGCATCGGTATGCAGCGTCACCAGTGCCACGACCGTGACCAGAGCAGCCGTATCAATCACGGTATCCGGCTGCGCTGATACCACCTCATTTTCATGTCCGGTCAGCGCATTTTCCGGGCTGACAGATGTGTCCTGACCGGCAGCGTCATCCGTGTCATCAAGCTCCTCTTCCAGCTCTGCCACACGGAGCACCAGTTCTTCTTCCGTCCCCGTCAGGCTGACATCACGGTTCAGTTGCTCACCCAGCACCTGAAGACGGGCAATCAGTTCATCTTTCGTCATGGACTCCTCCACAGAGAGAAAATGGCCCCGAAGGGCCATGATTACGCCAGTTGTACGGACACGAACGCATCAGGATCAGCCAGCAGCATCAGCGGTGCTGACTGAATCATGGTGAACTCACGCGCCGGATCGCCGGTGGTCACCCAGTTTTTCGGGTAGCGGGCAGAGGCGTTAATACCTTCGCGCTGTGCGTCCGCATCCTGAATGCAGCCATAGGTGCGCAGACCGCGTGCCTGAGTGTTCCCCAGCACCATCGTGTTGTCCGGCAGGAAGTTCTTTTTGACGTCGTTTTCCACGTACTGTCCGGAATACACGACGATCGCCGTATCGCCATACATCCCCTTATAGGACACCGCTTCGCCCAGGTCTTTTACCGCTGTCTCCAGCTCGGAATTAGAGCCGCGACGGGTATCCAGCTTCTCCCTGACGGCTTTGAAGGAACGGAACAGCGCCCAGCCTTTCGGGTCAAACACGATGATATTCACCACACCGCTGGCGTTCAGCGCGTAGGCTTCGATATCGTCGGTCGGGTCATACGTGGACTTGTCACGCTTGCTCCACTCCGTGACGCCGGACTGTGTGATGTTGTTCGCCGCACTGCGGCCCATATCCACCTCAACCGGATCGAAGGCTTCACCGGTCATGGTGTATTTGCCCTTAAGCACAGCAGAAACTGCCTGCATCTCTTCGACCTGAGCAATGGCCAGCTCTTCGTCACGCATGTTCTGCATGATGATGCGACGGCGGCGGTAAGCCGGGTCCGCCAGATTCTGCGGATCTTCATCCGGCAGGCGACGCAGGGTCATCTGCGGATTCACCTCATGCTTCGGCTATATGAGTCAATATCGAAAGGATATGATTGAATTTTCAATATAAAATTGATTGTTGTAGCTTTCGAAAGAAGGTTCTGCAATACATTGTGCAATACAAAGTACGCTGTCTTAACCTTTTGCTCCTCGGTGAGGAACTAGAAGCAGTTTTGCTGTGAACTCTCACTTAACTTCTTAGCCCTAAACATCTGAATTGGAAAAAAAATAAAAATAATTAATAACAATAGGTTATAGAGAACTGCCTTATCTCAATAAGGTAACATCAATTTTTCCACTTAAAACTGGCAAGAACGAACTTGATATCTTTTTCAAATTCAATAGAGTAGAAAAATGGAAAAGAATAGGAAAATCCTGAAATGAAGGGTACAGAGATAAGTTCTCATTTAGTGCAGCCAACTCCACTAGACTCTACAGAAGTTACATTGTTACAAACTGCGCTCTCAACTGTGAGGCATGATGTAGTTGACTGCCCATATATTTCAGAAGCAATAAGAGTTCTTCCTGTAAAAGGTTATAGAAGTGCCATCACTGCTTACTGGAATGCTGTAGTTGATGATTTACGTCAAAAGATAATTCATCGTAGCCTAGATCTATTCAACAAAGAGTGTAAACAAAAAAAAGAAATTAAAACGTATGAAGATTTTCAGGATTATGTGAGCGACTTTGATTTAATAGATGGAGCATTTAAAATAGGAGTTATCGATCGAGAAGGTCAGAAACTATTACAACAAGCTAGAGAAACCAGGAATCTATTTGGTGGACATCCACAAAGTAGCGACCCTGATTTAATCAAAGTAGTGAACCTGATTAATGATTGTAATAAATACGTTCTTTCTAAAGAGTTTCCACCAGCCATCATAGATATATCTACATATCTTTCAGAAATGGATTCGGCAACATTTAATAAAAATAGCCTGGCAGTTAAGCAAGCCTTTTCAGATCTACCTGCAATTTATATCAGTGAATTATCCTCTCGTTTTTTTGGCACATACTGCTCATCCAATATATCAAGTGAACTCAGAAACAACATTGAATTTTGCGCACCTATTTTATGGACATTACTTTCAAAAGACGACCGACGTAAAGTCGGCCAACAATTTGACAAGTATTTAGTTTCAGGAAACAACAATAAGATAGAGAAGGCACAACAATTCATACTATTGGTAGATGGACTGATGTATATTAGCCCTGCATCCCGAAAAGTTATTATTGAGCCTCTCATTAATAAACTCACCGAGTCTTTAGATAATTGGTCAGAAGAGGAAAAAATCGTAACCCAATTATTACCATTCTCGAGTTTCGTCCCTGAAGATAATATTGTTGAATTTGTTTCAGCCATTACAAAAACTTATGTTGGCCATCGTGGTTTCAGCTATCAGTATGGAAGGAAGAATTTTTATTCAAATGGGGCTGCACCTTTAATATTGGAAATGTTTGAACACTTTGATATTAACATGGTTTCTGCATTTGTTGATGTTATTAAAAATGATAGTACACTTCGTCACAGAATCCAAGAGGATGGGCAATTCTCTCGATTACAGAAACTTGGTGAATTACTGTTAAACAAGAGCACATGCACTCCTACAGATAAAATATTCCTAACACTTTTAACTGATGCAAGTAGAAATAAAGATTTATTTTTAAAAAGCCTGCCTAAAATTTCTTCAAGATAAACAATAGGCGTGATCGATTCTTATCACGCCTAATTTTCACCCCTCAATAATTCATTGAAGGAGCAACAAAATTTAAAGTCAACCATAACAGAATATATCAGTAACTTGTTACATTATCTGTTATAGCAGAACCTCACATCATTCGCCAAAACTGCAAGCAACTAGATGTCTTGCTACTTTAAATCCTGAACAGTACGCATAGTGACACAATAACCTCTATAAGCATTTGGGGTGGCCTCGATGCTTACTTTTAGATAAAAATGAGAAAGGAAATGACGGAGACCCAAAAGCCTGTTTTCAGCACCTGTCATTTCCTTTCTTTTTAGAGGGTATTTCTAATAAAAACACTAAGTTACGAGGAAGAAGAACGGAAACGGCAAATCGCAGAAAATTGTCATAAATAGCAAGAATCTGCGCGCCTGACGCCCCGTAGCCTGTCAGATCGCCGGAAAGGACCCGCCAGCCAGAGCGGGCCCTAATTTCATCAACCAATCAGCTTATAGCGACCATCCCGTGCATTGCGGCGTACACGCTCAATCTTGAGGCATAGCGCCGCATCTGGCTTTTTTGGGACAGGTACGCGGCAATATTCAGAAGCGCGAGGAATATTATTTATCCAGTCGATCACTTCACTTAAATACCAGGCCTTACGCCCTTCCGTAACCTGCACACGCTCCGGGAACTCTCCACTAGCCTCAAGGTTTAGCAGTGTACGCCGACTCAGGGTTGTAATTTCCATCACCTGATTCATATCAACAAGGCGCTCGCTTAAACACATTTTGTCAGCGATAGCTTTTAATTCCTCTACAGCTGGATTCGGGTACATCATTTCGGCAATTGGCTTAAGGTCATTGTAATCATTCTGCATTGTATCCCCCTTTACACACGAGCCAGCGGCTGAACAGAAATACCTGAGCCAACAAACGCGGCAACCTTTGCCGACAGTTCTCTTACAGACTCAGGCCAGTTCAGAGCATCAACATTTAAAACACCTGTCTTATAAACCTGTGCCTGTGTTTTTTTCGCTGTGTCGATTTGTACAGCGGAAACATAAACCGCTTTGCCTGCGCTCGTTCCATCCCATACCACTAGCGCACCAGTTGCATCTTCCTGCATCAGTGGCGTAAACGCAGGTATTACCCCTTTATTGGCTGAAAATATCCCCAGCGTAGTAACCAGTGCTTCAGTGCCAGACATGAGTTCAGTGTAATGAGTAGCCATTGCTCCCCCTTAGCCAATGCGAACGGTAACAAAACGATTGATGCGGGCCGGTATTGGCTGTGGTGCTGAATGTGTCTGCACATATTCAATAGCCGGATCACCAGGCACAATATAGTTTTTCGGTGCAAGTTCGGCTTTAGTCAGCCCCATTCGGATTAGCTCCGGATCCTGAATACCGCCATAGGCGACAATCCCCTGAAGAGCCGTATTGCCAAGCACCATCAAATCAGGATCAAGGAAATGTTTTTCAGTTCCGTCCTCGTCGGTATAACGCCCGCTGTATACAACAATCGCAACATCGCCCATATACCCTTTAAAACTCACCGAATCACCAAGGTCTTTAAGGGCCGTTTCCAGTTCGGAATTAGAACCACGACGGGTATCCAGAGCCTCTTTTATCGCTCTGAATGAACGGTATTTCTTCCATACATTACCGCCCATAATGATGATATTAGTGACGCCCTCACTAAATTCTGCGTAGCTCTCAATATCATCATTTGGATCAAAAGTTTCTTTATCCTTACCTGACCACTCAGCACCGCCAGACTGAGTGATGATATTTTGTGGTTTAATATTCCAGTCCAGCTCATAACGTTCAATACCATCGCCCTCAATGATATTTTTCCCCGTTGTGATTGCCTGAACGGCAAGCCATTCAATACGTGCGCGAATAGCTTTAGCCTGATTTACAATCGCCTGTTTAACTTTAATATTACGCGCTCCAAAAGCATTGTATTGCTCAGGTGATACACCAGCAGGGCGCACAGCTAACTTATTTGGATCAATGCTGCTTTTCGGCTTCATATAGCCTGGACGAATTGTTTTTGATTCGTACCCTTCGTCACGTGAAACTTTACTACCCACCATAGGAGAACAAAACGCTGCAATTGGGATATTTGGATCGTCGATTGTATCAAGAATAATATCGCGCGATTCAAACATTACCGAGCGAGTAAAAAACAAACTGGTAAACAACGCATTTAGTTGTTTTTGTACATCTACAGCATTAACCACCTGTACAAGCTGGGTAGGCGAATATAAATCAACCATACGCATCCTCTTTGCATTCATTAAAAATAATTGTGGATATATGCTATCACCGATATTTGTCATGCGAATACATGCAACCGAGTGCAATGTTGTATAAAGTTTTGGGATGACAACTTCAGCACGGATAATTAGTGTTAATATCTTCACTCCCTTTGGTCTGGATTTATGTAGCATGCCGGAAAATTTATTTTTTTCCGGCCTTTTTTATTGGCAATATTTAAAACGGAATATCATCTCCCCATTGCTCATTATCTCCCACTGGTGGATGGCTTCCTTGCTGATCTGCCTGTTGTTTTGCTCTGTTCAGTGCGTCAGTAGCCTGACCCTGTTGATCTTTTTTGCCGCCCGGTCGCACCGTTCGCGCACTGATTACGCTGTCTGCGATAACCTGCCAGCCCTGCCGCGTTTCACCGTTCTGTCCAGTCCACTGGCTCACCTGCATATTACCCGCCACGCTCAGGAGTTCGCCTTTGTGATGCTTTGCCAGCGTGTCGGCTTGTCTGCCAAACGCCAGCACAGATAACCACATCGTCGCCGTTCCGTCATCTGCCTGGCTGCATGGCAAAGATACCGCCATCCATGCCAGTGTCATGGGTGTTCCCTTGCTGGTATGTTTTACCTGTGGGTCGTCCACCAGCCGCCCGTAAGCTGCTATTTGCGCCGTCATGCTGCCTGCTCTCAGGACTTAATATTGATGGTTGTCACTTCCTCCGCTTCGGCAATCTCCCGTTCGGTCAGCGTGGCAAAGTTTGCAGCCGCCGTTGTCATGAATGCGCTTATCAGTTCGGGATGTGCTTTCGCGTATCCTTCCCCGGCGTTGCGGTCTATTGCCTTAATCGCCACCCTTAGCCAGTGTTCAGCCATATCAAGGGCGCGGTAATGTGGCTTTATATGTTTGTTCAGTTTTCCTGATGTGTGCATTTTTATTTTTACCCCCTCGTTTAAAAAGTTTTTTGTGCACCACCACCTTGTCTACCTTGTCTACCTGATTAGTTATCAGGCCAGTAATGGCGCGGGTTTCAGGGAGGTAGACAGCCCCAAATAGCTGTCTACCTCATCTCTACCCGTCTCCTTACCTGTCTACAAAAATGGGTAGATAAGGTAGATAACAGGTAGACAGTGAAAAATAGTTATCTACCTGCATTAATACATTGAAATAAAAGTATTTTATTTCAGTCAGGTAGACAAGGTAGATAACCATTGCCATTTTTTATAAAAACGCATCGCAATCATCAGTAGTCGTTGCGTTGGTCTGCGTGACTCCCTTAACTTTTCGCGTAATATATTCATATCCGTAAACTTTCGCCGCTGACCTCATAGCCTTTCCGAACTCATTCACGCTCAAACATTTCCCCTTTCCTGTATATGCCATGAAGGCCATATAGACACGGTAAAGGCTGTTTCTGGTCGTGTACTTCACGGTGTCACCACCACCGCCCATCATTAGCCCACGAGCTTCCTCCAGAAACTCCAGCGCCGCGCAAAGCTCAACAACCGGATCCGTTTGCTGCTTTATTGCCAGAGCTTCATCACCGTCACGCTGTTCCAGTAATAAAGCCCGTGCCTTTTCAGGGGCAGCAAAATTAGCCAGCAAGCGGCGGATAATTACGGGGATTTCTGCCGCTATCTTTTCCGGTAATTCCTTGTCTTTTTCGTCCTCCCTTACAATGTTGTCGAACCGGAAAATCACCCGACGGCGTGACACACCTCCGGCCCGTTCGGTAAAGATCATCGGGTCGTTATTGGTTGCCAGTACCACCGCCCTTATTATCGTCGTGAATCGCTTCTCATATTTCGGGTTAATTTCAACGGGATCGCCTCCCGTGATTTTCTTGATGCCCGTGCCTTCCCCCGTATATTTCGGCTGATCGGCAAGGACGATAAGACGACTCCCGACAACCTGCGCACGCCCTCCTGCATCATCGAGTGATGTCATCTCTGCGCTTACGGTGTTCTGTTTGCCAGCAAGCAGGGTGGCAATATGGGTAAATGTACTCTTACCGCTTCCCCCGTCTCCGGTGGCCTCAATGAACATCTGCCAGTCGTACCGGTTCGCCATAATCATGTACAGCGCGGCACATATACGCATCATCTTGCGCGGGTCTTTTCCGGCTGCGTGCTCAAGCCATTTATGAAAGTTTGGCGCGTTATCGCGGATGTTCTCCCCTGGTGCTGGTGGCGTGTACTCAATGCCGTTGTGCGTGGTGATCCAGTTCTCCGGCGTGTGCGGGGAAAATTCCCCCGTTTTCAGGTCAAGCGCACCATTGGCGAACGGCAGCAAATCGCCGGACGGCTCGCCCATTGGTTCGGCAATAACTTTTAACGCTTCAACGGCGTTATTGATCACGCGTTTGCTGAAAGTGGCCCTGTGCTCTGAATAGATCGCCACCATTTCGCGGCTCAGCTCCATTGTGCTGATCGGACACCATACCCCGCCGCGCCATACGTGAACGATTTCACTTTCCGGATGCACACAAACGCCATCAAAGCGCTCGGCAAGCAGCTGCGCGCGCTCACTGTCTGCCATCTGTGAAAGTTGCGCCTTTTGCTTCGTCGGAAGATTAAGCACCAGGCTTTCCCCACGCTCGCATTCCTCTTTGAGTCGCGGCAACTGGTCGGATAAATCCACTGGGCTGGTGTCAGTAATCCCCGCGTATTCGTGTACGGTCTTCACTCCAGCCACAGCCAGTAACGTAACAATCTGCGTCATGCTGTGCTCTGTGATATGTCCTGCGCGGTAAACACGCACACACTGACGATCTTCATCAATGATCCGGTAATCGGTGATGTTTTTCAGTTGCTCATCAGCCAACACGACAGGCGGCACATCGTCGGCGGCAATATGTTTACCCGCCCATTCCTGCCACTCTTTCGCATGGCTCCACGCATCACTACCTGCAAAGATGATTATCTCTGTCAGTCTGTCGCGTGGCTGTTTTTTTAAGTTCGGTGCCAGTTTCATTTTTTGCCCCTGAATGCGTTAATCATGCTTTTCATTTTCTGGATGTTTCCCCGCGCTTTTTCCCTGCTGATGGGCTTACTGCGGGGTGCGGCATATACCAGGGAAAAATCACGCCGGAACTGATAAACAGGCATCACGCAGTCATAGCTATACCCCTCACGACGGTAAGTGATGCGCCGTTCTGCCACGCCTTTAATCGTTACCGTGCCGCCGTATTTATCGCGGTAAATATCGCCGTTCATAAATTCAGGCCGAGCGGGGCCGCTGGCAATAAAGCCAGAATTTTTCATTTCCATATTATTTATTCCTCGACTTAACTCGACTTATTTGATAGCAGGGCACTATTTATTGCGTCATTGAGTTTTTCTGCTGCTTCATCAATAAGTGACAACAGGCCATAAGCAATATTTGCATCTTCATTGTCATTTATGCAATCAAGCCACATATTTAATATTGCTTTTGCTGAATTATTTAAAGTTAATGAACTTTCTGCACATGCTAACAATTTAAAAAAGACTTCCCGTTCTGTATTCATTTAATCCCCCACCAGCTTACTTTCTTCCTCAATCAAAAAACTAGCGACACTTCCCGAAAGACGCGCCAGTAGGCTCGCCAGTGCGGATATATCAGCATCTGTAATTTTGTTCGGGTATACCTCAAGAAGGCGGCAAATAATTTCTGTCTGGTGCGCACGTTCAGCGGCTTCGTGTAATGTGATTTCCTGCATTAATGCACCTCTTTTAATTCATACACTGCTGAAATAATGACTTGTGATAAGCCATATTCTGATGATTCGCTTCTCACCGCAGCAATAGCCGTCTGAACATTAACAGCCTTCACATTCTGAGCGATACCAATTGTGTGGCCTATTGGGTTAACAGCTCGGGCAAATACACGGAAGGTTTTAAGCATGACTCACTCCCTGGCGGATTTTTGCAGCGAATACAGCAACACAACCGGACGGGCAACGGCTACGCGCTTCGCGTTCCGTCCAGGCGGTTACGTGGATGATTTGAGATTCTCCGGCACTCAGTGCCAGAAAACGCCACACAAAGGCCGTTTGTGTGTGTACAAGGTGTGGTATATGATTTACAGCAACCATAACGGCTCCTAGTTTACGTTGTTGGTTAGACGCCCCGTATGTGTTCCCAGCACTGCGGGGCGTTGCTCTTTGTATTTCAACAATCCTTTCGGTGTGTTTCATGTTATGAGCGCATGAAACACACGTCAAGGCTTTTTGTATTTCTTTTTTTGTGTATACTGAAACACACCGATGATTAGGAGTTTCAGAAATGGCAACGGCTAACAAAAACGCAAAATCACAACTGACAACTGTCAGAGTCCCACTAGATGTTATGCAAGGGATGGAATCCGTTAAGCTGGACGGTGAAAGCAATGCCGGATTTATCGTAACCGCCATGCGCGGTGAAATCGCCCGCCGCCAGGCAGAAGGAAGCGGAGAAAATCCCCTCGTGTCTTCACTGGATGCCTTAGCTAAGGTCGAACAAATCGGCATCAAGGCAGCGGAGGAAATCGGGCAACTCGTAGCCGTCGCTCGTGAAGAACTCCAGCGGCGTAAAGCCAAAGAATCTGAATAATTAGTATCAGCGCCGTGATGTGAGTAACTACGGCGCATTGCTATGTAAATACTGGCAATAAACAGAAAAGGTAGTTCTACTCCGAATAATTTTATCTGACACTACTCCTGAACTAACATGCGCTTATCTTACAGGATATAAATATAAATCCATAAAATCACGATTAAATAAAGTCGCTCCAAACATAAACCACACCCAACGCTTAACAAGATATCAACAAACAGGTAAATAACTTGCAGAAATATTTATCGCAAGGATTATCATTATTAATGACAAATCACTTTACCAAGTCATTCCCCTCTCTTATCATAAAGAGAAAGTAATAAATAAGTTAAGGGAGTTAGAATGCTATGAATCTAAAAAAAATAGCCACAAACACAAAAAACAAGATAACAGAAACATTTAATAAACTTATATTAGAGGCATCTAAAACCCCCACACAAGATGAAATTAAAATACTTGAGAGAAGGAGTAAGAAGTTTAATTACTCCTTTTTCTCATACGCAATCACAGGAGCTATAATAGTTTTTTGCTCTCAACCATTAATTAAATACGCAAACCCAATACTTATTTTATTGAGTGGTCTGTTACTGTCTATCATCATTATCATTCTCAGAATGATTTATATTTCACAAGCGAATGCATCATGGACAACCAAAAAACGCTCACATGTACTAGTTCATTTTCTTTCTGCATGTTTCATAGCATCAACATTGACGTTGCTATATCAGGCTTACGATAATAACATCACACACAAATTGTACTGTAAAAATATACAACAACTTATTGAAAAAAGGATAGAAACAGAAAAAAACATCAGCATATTCAGTGGGATGCAATGCACCCCGGTATATGATTACTCTTTATTTGGATTTAATCTCTTATAAAGAATGTTATTACTGATTTGAGTACAAATTCTCAAATCAGTAATTCATAATATTTTATTCTGAGATAATTTAAACTACCCACTCACCTCGAATCCATGCCTGCACTTCTGAAAGACGATATGCAACAGCAGTGGAACCAATCTTGATCCGCTTAGGAAATTTTCCTTCCTTCTCCAGCTTCCAGCGTGTGCTGTTCGCAAGAGTGGTTAGCTCCCGACATTCTTTCTCACGGATCATTCGGTCAATGTTAGGAATGTACTCCAGACCCTTTTTATCAACAATTGCCATTTTTTTCATGTTAACCAACCTTTTGTTTGAGGATTGTCACTTTTGAATCAGCACCTGCGATGCTATTGAGATATGTAGTCCAGAGTTCCAGAGCATCCAGTTTTTTAGCCATAAACTTACTCCGGTTGTAAACACCTGCCACGCCAGGTAGCGCATGGCCTAACAGTTGTTCTACTACATAAAATTCAACACCGAGATCACTTAGATGAGTAGATAGCGTTCTTCTAAGGTCGTGTAGTGACCATTGTTTTTCATGGCCCAAACGTTTACCGATTTTCCCCCCAATCTTGCTTACGCTTTCTCTAATTCGCAGACTTCCCAGCACATAACCAGTATGTTTTGTCTCTTCGTGAACATCCGTTACCCACTGTCGTAGAATTTCAGGTACTGGTCTGACGATTTCAACACCAGTTTTTGAGTGATCTTTTGGTACAGTCCAAACCCAACTTTCGAGATCCCATTCGCTCCATTCTGATAATCGGGCTTCACTCATTCGACATCCAAATACTGTACAAAGCACAAACATTTTTCGCGTGTATTCAGACATTAGTTTTAAATCAGGCTCGACAAAAATTGCCTTCCAGAGCTGGCCGAGTTCGGCTTCATCCAGAACCCGATCCCGCTTACCTGCAATCTGCCCCACATCACTCATGCGCAAATCCTTTAAAGCATCACACGTCGCGTACTGGCGTACCCGACAAAAACGAAGAGCTAATTTAGTGTCAGAAAAAACATACGCCGCCATAACTGGTGCATTACGTTTAATTCGGTCAAAACAGTCCAGCCATTCATATAGGTGAGTGTCATTTACGGGCAAATGACCGATATAGGGAAAGATATGCTTTCGAAATCTGCCAAGCGTTACAGCATGAGTTTTACGACGCACCTTACAGTAATTTTCATACCAGTAATTTAGTGCATCCTCCACTGTAACCGGCTTTAAGCGTTCTTCAGCCTGAATCTTAATCTGGATACGCGGATCACGTTTGTCAGCCAACCAACCACGGCACTCGTCGCGCTTTTCCCTTGCCTGTTTGAGTGACATATCAGGATATTTACCCAACGTTAGCCAGACCGGAGCAGCCCGGCCACCTGCTAACCTGTAGAAGAAAACAAAGCTCACAGCCCCTTTAGTACTCACACGAATAGAAAGCCCCTTTCCATCAGCAATGGTGATCTGCTTTTCTCTGGGTTTCCCCAGATATCCTTTAAGCGCTTTGTCGCTCAGTTTGTTCTCGCCAGCCATTTTTAGCCCCAAAAAGCAATACAAGCTGCAATACAGAGATGATTGCAACACACAGATAACGAGGAAAATTCAGTGAAAGCACCAGATAAACTTATTCTTTATTATCAAAAGATTAAGTGTAAAAACCAGCAACTACACGAAAGCCTCAGAAAGCCATGCTAAGTGCTTGGGTTTGACATATCCCGGTGTAAATTCAGAGGTGGAGCCGCCACGGGAGCGGATAACCTCACCGGAAACAATCGGCGAAACGTACAGCGCCATGTTTACCAGTCCCGGAATTTGTGAGAGATAGACTTTCTCCGTGGTGAAGGGATAGCTCTCACGGAAAAAGAGACGCAGAAACAGCGGATCAAACTTAAATTTCTTCTCATTTGCCGCCAGCAGCTGGGCGGTTGTGTACATCGACATAAAAAAATCCCATAAAAAAAGCCGCACAGGCGGCCTTTAGTGATGAAGGGTAAGGTTAAACGATGCTGATTGCCGTTCCGGCAAACGCGGTCCGTTTTTTCGTCTCGTCGCTGGCAGCCTCCGGCCAGAGCACATCCTCATAACGGAACGTGCCGGACTTGTAGAACATCAGTGTGGTGCTGGTCTGGTCAGCAGCAACCGCCAGAATGCCAACGGCAGCACCGTCGGTGGTGCCATCCCACGCAACCAGCTTACGGGTGGAGGTGTCCAGCATCAGCGGGGTCATTGCAGGCGCTTTCGCACTCAATCCGCCGGGCGCGGTTGCGGTATGAGC